ATCCGCCAAGGAGTGCAAGATTACGCACATCAGAATCCAGAATTGATGCAACAACGAGCAGCAAAAGCCAAACAAACATTGCACGAGCAAGGTTATGATTTTGGGAGTCATATGCGTGGCAAAAAACACTCACAAACAACCAAAAACAAGATCAGTGCAAGCAGCCGCATGTCTGCATTGAAAAAATCAATGTTGAGCCATGATAAGATGTTACAAGCAATTTCCGATGCAAATTTATTGTGTGAGTCTGTGGAAGGTCAAAATGTATTTGTTAAATGTATTGTATGTAACAATCAATTCTCCATTACAAAACAATATTTCACTATTTCCAAGTGGCGGAAAGACATTTGCCCTGTTTGCCGACCAATTCCCGTCAAGTCCAATGCTGAACTTGAGTTGCTGTTCTGGATACGATCCGTTTTGCCACATGAAACCGTCTTAAGTGGTAACCGATCAACTATTTTTCCCTTGGAACTGGATATACTGATTCCACACAGGAACCTTGCAGTGGAATATTGCGGTCTATATTGGCATAGTGAACTACAGGGGAAAGATAAAAATTATCACAAAAACAAAAAAGAATTATGTGCTGCACAAGGAATATCCTTGATTACTGTTTTTGAAGATGAATGGTTAACCAAACAAGACATAGTAAAAAGTCGGCTACAACACTTACTAGGTAAATGTCACAACAAAATTGCTGCAAGAAAATGTGTTGTGAAACCCATTGATGCCAAAATTGCCCGTGACTTTTGCACGCAAAATCATATTCAAGGCAGTGGAGCTAGCAAGATTTGCTTGGGATTGTATTATGGGGAACAATTGATCCAAGTGGCAACCTTTAGTCAACCCAATATCAGCAAAGGTTCTCGGAACACAGGAGCCGATGTCTGGGAATTGAGTAGGCTGTGCAGTATCACAAAAACGCAAGTTATGGGCGGGGCGGGAAAATTATTCAAATATTTTGTAACCAATTACAATCCAAAACAAATTATAAGTTACTGTGATTTAAGATGGAATCAAGGAACTGTATATGAACAATTGGGATTTACTTGCATAAATTTAGGCACGCCAAATTATTGGTATTTCAAAGGGCCTGATGTTACACGACTGCACAGATTTAGCTTGCGCAAAAACTCGCAGGATGATCCTGCCTTGACAGAATGGGAAAATCGCAAGGCGCAAGGTTGGAACAGGATTTGGGATTGTGGTAGCAGTAAATGGATATGGCTTAATGAAAAACCGGAGCAGTGAGCTCCGGTTTCTCTTGTTATAGATTCAAATATTATGGCAATGGATCGCCAGTGTTTAAAATTCGCAATGGTATGTAAATGAATTCAATAGCTTTGGTGGGTTTGACAGCCACATCAATCCACAACTCATTGCGATCAATACGTGTTGGCGAATTATTCGTTTCATCACAAACCACAGCAAAGTCATATACAGCACGCAAGCCCACTAAGTCACCAAAGAAGCTTTCAAATGTGCGGGCTACAGAATCGCGTGTTTGTTTGTCATTGGGCTCAAACAAGAAGGGTTTGGCCAAAATGTCCAATTGATAATTCAAATAGTTAATCAATCTGGCAACATTTACGCGGTCCAATGCACTGCTCAAGGGACTGAGGGTTTTTTGTCCATACACAACAAGTCCGCGCCCAGGAATGAATGCAATGGGGTTAATCTTGTTTTGATACAGTGTGTCTCGTTGTCCTTGACTCAATGCAACAGGCACGTATTCATTTTCTGCGTTCAAGTAACCAACACTGCTAACAGCACTTACTAATCCGCGTGTGAATCCTGCTGGGGCAAACCAGGGATAAGCCACTTGGTCGTTGAAGGCAATGGTGCGCAGTATAGTCATGCTGGCTGGTACAAATATTTGTGTACCATCAATATTTGTAGCCAATCCCCATGGATAGTAGACACCGCCATAGCGTGTAGCAGTAATAAGTGATTCTTCACCATTACCCAATGCATTGGCAGCGTTTGTGGCCCAATTTTGAATACTTGTGCCATCAGGCTGCAAGCGAGCGGGGGTGTCAACAACAATGAACGCAACGTCTTTCTTGTCAGTGTTCAATGTAACCATTTCATCCAAAAGTTCTGGATAAGCGGGAACAGCCATCAAGTTGAACACATTGCTTTCGCTTCTCAATTCTTCACTAGCTGCCAAGGCACTTGCTATAGCGGTAACAATCAATTGACGTTGTGCTTTCCGCAACATGTAAGGCGCACCAGTGTTCATCAAACCACTGGCTGTAACCCAACGGTTTCTATCGTAGTTAGGTTGGTTATTCACAGTTGCTGGTAGGTAATTTACCTTGTAGGTTTTGACATTACCAAAGCTGTAGCGTGTGTTGAACAAAAGCAACCCAAAAGGATATGGTAATGCACTGGGAGCATCGGGATCCACTGTATCACTAGCTAGCATATCTACAATTGCTTGACTGCCTGTGCTGGTTCCATTGGCTGTCCAACGGGCATCAGCGAACAAAATGCCATTGCTGCTGCTTTGGTCAGTATTGTCTACCAAAAGCCATTGACTGTTGAACGCATCTCTTTTGTAAATCTTGGGATAATTTTCCAAATCGCTTGTGTCGATCCAAATGTCATTATCCACCAAAGGCAATCCACCTGACTGTGTTGTAGGGGCTGTTGCACTTAGAGTAGGCCCGTTGGGATCAGTTTCAGTGTAGATCATACGATAGCCTAACCAAGTGCTGCCATTGCTTACCATCAAGTCCACTCTCAAATTTGCATTGTACCACAATGTGTTATTTGCAGGCAAGCCTGATGGTGTTGTGCTGCTTTGGGTGTATTTGTCTCCAAAATCCACAGTGCTGGCTACATAGCTGGGGATTGTGACCCAGGCAGTGCCATCCCAAATCTTCACAAGTAGCACGCCAGTTTGTGTCAATACATCTGGGCCGTTTTCATTGTAACGCACATAAATGCTGCCTACTGTGCGATTGGCACCATACCCTGCATTCGCACTTGCATCAGTTGCATATAGTGGAGCCAAACGTGTGTTCCATTGATCAGTGCCACTGTTGTAACGTTTTACAACAAAATTGGCACCACGATTGCCTGCAACAGTGTTGACCCAAATATTACCAGAGGCAAGCTGACTTAATTCAGCTGGTTGTGGGGTGCCCAAGCTGTAGCCTTGATAAACCAAGCTATTACCATAAGTTATTCCAGTGGGAATGCCAGCGGATACTAATGGGGCAGTTCCTGCATACCCTACAACATTTGACAGCGAAAACAACGTTCCTGTAGGACTATATATTCTAAGTCTATTGTCAGCTGTTATTTCAGCCTTTACTAAGTTGGTCAAGCCCACTGTAGTATCTGCATTGATTTTCGCAACTACATCAGCAAGTGTTGTGACTGCAGGAGCTTGATTAGCAACATTTATATTTGCACTGACACTTCCTGCGCCATATCCAGCTGTAATAGTTATAATTTGTGTAAGTGGTGCTGGGGCAGCAGCACTACTGACAAATGTGGGGCTTACAACTGATCCTGTCACACTTTTGTAATATGTACTTTCCATTTTCATCTTTGCAGTGGCAAATCCACCCGGTCCACTGCTGGCAGTTGTATCCAGTAATTGGATAGTATTGCCGCTATAGTCAGTTAGTCTCAAGTACTTGTTTGTCCCAACGGTGAATGTTGTGGCCAAAATTTGTGTTGAGGCCAACTGGGTATTGATATTCGTAACAAAAGCCTCTAAGGTAGTATTAGGAACATTGATAGTATAAGATGTAGTAGTAGCACCTACGATGTGGAAGAGTGTGCTTGTTCCAGTTATAAATGGGCCTAGAACAGATTCACTACTATTGACAACTGTAGGAGATGCGGCTGCCCAACTGTGACCAGGGTATTCAGTTTCAGTGCCGCCCACTGGATACCAGCGACTTACTGTTCCTTGAGCTGTTGTTTGGCTGACTTTTTCAAAAATTTGCACTGAAGGCATCAAAACATTGCTGCCAAGGCCTTGAACAACACTTACTGCATTCACAGCCAAATCACCATTAGCACCAAATTCATTTAAGGGCACAATGTAATTTTGTTGTGGTTTGTTGCTGACTAAGGGAGAAATTTGTGAGTTTTCAAAACCCAGATCAGTTAGCAAAGAGGTAGGTAATGCGCTTATAGGCGCGATAGCTACATTGATATCACTACCTACCAATCGAAGATTGTAGACTGTTACTTCTGTAGGAAGTGTGGGAGCAACTACCTTGGCTTTTTCCAGTCGGCTAAAGATTTCTGCTTTGATGCCCTTTTTTGTCAATGTTGTATTGCTGTTGATTTTTTGAACTACTGTGTTTAAACTGTCTGTTAACTCAATGGTTATTACAACACCTGCAATTGTGATTGTGCCATTGCCACCAGGAGCAACAATTGCAAGATTGGGATTGGTGCACTGTGTTTCACGGAAACATTGCACAATACGTTGAAGCTGTGTTGCAGTGTCAATCACTTTGGGTCTTACAGCACCCCAAGCCAACCCACTGTTTACATTTCCGTTGCTGCGGAACAAGCCCCAAGAAGTTGCAGTGAGGTCCAACCAATAGTCGCCATTTACTGGCTCACCAACGGGCTCTGTACCAGTGGGTGCAAGGTTTCCTAGATCAACATCAGCTCGCATAACATAGGCACTGTTAGCCAACCCCAAGTATTGGTAAGCTGAATACAGCCCATACTCATTAAGTTCGTTACCATGCTGTGGTGTGCCAGCTTGGGTGTAAAATTTAGGATTGCCAAAGGTTTGGAGCAGTTCTCTCTGACTTGTTATCCGGTACAACTTGCCAGCATTGGCTTTGATTGTACCTGGGGCAATGCTAGTGGCGTTGCCTGGTTGCGGCTTATCTTGTGCAGTAGCCATCATAATGAATGGCACAGTGCCAGGGCCCGAACTGGCATAAAAACTCTCATCAATTACTTGTACCTGAACTCCAGGGCTTGTTAGATTGGCCATTTGTACCTCATCAAAAATATCTTGTAGGATATTTATGAAAAGCTACTGAAAAAGCCCTGGTTCAGTCAGCGTGGGCCGGCGTGGATGTGACTGAATTGAAGTCGGAGACTGTCTTGTTGTTCAGCTAGTTCAGCCCATTCAAATGTCAATGCACCAAATTCTCGAACAGACACCCAAACTTTTTCCTGTTGCTCTACTACACCAACAAGGACCCTGCCAACTTGTGCCCACCCCCCATGAAATTTCCAATTTAACATTTGATCGTCAGTATCTGGAACATATACAATGTCATCGGGTTTGGGCAAGGTTGTCACTTAAGCGTCTCCATAAAAGTAGTAACGTTTCGAGTCAAATCTTGAATTGAAGTATTATTTAAGATAATAGAGTCAAAATCTGTACCAATCCAATCGCGTTCACTCCTATGAACTCCATGGATTTTTCGCAAAAATGGTTTTGTTACAAATTGAATAAATTTGGTTTGTTGATTGAACCAAAGTGATTGATTGTAATAGTCAGGTAATGGATCTCGTCTTACCCAAACAATCTTGCCGCCCAGTCGCTTGATCATTTCAATCTCATTGACAAATCTTACGTCAGTTACAACAACTGATTTTTTAGAGTCTTGGAGAAACAGCTCACAGCGATTTGTCCAAAAGTCTTGAGAAAATTGATTACGTATCAATTCAGTGCCAAACTCTCGCATCATCAAACGAGGAGTAATGGGCTTGCCTAGTTTTTCAGTCCAGTAAGAGTCTTGTGTCTCTCGCCAAACTCTACTTGCTTCTGTTGTGCCTTCCAACAGTTTGGCTTGCCAGCCAAACATGCTGCTGAGTGCACTTTTGATGGGTTTGGCAAAACTAGTGGTTGTATAACTGGGATATAGCTCTTGAATTATACTGCCCACAGTGTCTTTGCCACTGCCTTGAAACCCTACTAGCCCTATGATGTTTTTCATATGGCTAGTATAGACAAGTTTCAAGTATAAATTGAGTTTTTAGCCCAAAATTACAAAGCTGGATGGAGTTCCGTTGTCCACGTATTGCAAGAGTTCAATTTCCAGTTTCTCAATCTCTGCAACTGACTCTGTTTTCAATTCAGAACCTTTCAAAGTTGAACCACCTTGTGGGCCAATGATCTGGCCAAACTTGCTGTAGGCCTCTCCCAGCATTCCTTTGGACACTGCCAGTGTGTAACTTCTAATCCAAGGCCTGCTGAAGGGATCCATGAGAATCATGTCATCTGGCTTCATTTTGTTGACCCAAAGTAGCACAGATTCATCAGTCAACAGTCGGCGTATTATGGTGAGTTTTTTGGTTACAGTGTTGAAGTGGTAGTTGATGTCACGACCAAACATCCTACCAGCTTGTTCCTGATATTGGTAAAAGAGTTCAAATGTTAGTAGGCCAGCAGAATATCCACCCCCAGCACCAGCTTGCAGTAGGTACAGGTTGGTGTAGGCTAACGAAAAGGGGTCAATATAGGTGCCTCCTGTATTGCCTCCCAATCCACGTCGAAAGATTTGTCGCACATCTACTATTTCTTCTGGCAGGTAATATTCAGTTGTCTCTGGCTGCATTTCCAAGAATGCATACGCTTCTTCAACAGCATTTGAACTTCGTTGCCGATAACGCTCTAAGGCAATTTTAACAGCTAGCTGAAAATCTCCAGGCTCCAATTCCACCTCAACCATTGAGCCACCGAGGAGCCTAGTTACGTCATTTATAATGTCCTGCTTTAAATCAAGTGTGCTGCTCATTTGAATATTCCAAAAACGCTTTGGAATATTTACCTAATTACTGAAACAAAGAGTCAAATGTGTTGTCTGCAACTACATACCCACCTTTGCTGTCTTTCAAAAAGGTGTAATTGTATTCGAGACCATCTGCACACACAATGTTGCCATCATTACCTGTGGGTGTAAGGCCCAATTTTTGTCTGCACTTTTCCCAATTATCTCGTTGAAGCTCAACACCATAGAGTTGATTCTCCAAGATGTGCTGTTCTCGTTTTTTAGCGTTTGGTTGCCACTCTGAGAGTCCTGCCATCAATCGTCTCTTGACCTCAATCAAAAATGCACCTTCACCACAACTGTTGTCTAGCCATGTTTTCGTTGGATCCTGCCAGATTTCTTTTGGCAATTGATCCAATATTTCATTTACCAATGCAGGTGGTGTGAATACTTCACCAAATTGTTTCTTTTTCTCTTCTTTTGAAAGAGATGGCTCATCAAAATCTTCGATAACTTCTTGCATTTGTTATTATACAACTATAAATGACTTATGTTGTTTTATACCAGTCTTTTTTGAAGTATTGAAACATACCGTAATCAGTATAAAATGTATTCCATTTAGTAGCTGCAATAATCCGTTTTCCTTTGTCACTATTCAAAAATTTCACAATTTCATCTCCCTCTTTTTTTGACGAGATTGCAATACCAAACGTTAACTGGCTCATGCCATATTCGCCCTTATAATCATTATAAGGGTATTGAATCTCATTTTGATTCAAAAGTACTTTCTTGTGACCAAAATGGGTTTGATCATTAGCAGCAAGACTATCAAAATATCTAAAGCCTAGACCTTCTTTATTGATAGTATGCACAACAGGATACCTGAAATTATCGGTAAGTCTTTCGCTATGAGTTTTCTGCGTGTGGTAAAAAGTGTTGTATAAGACATGACATCCAGATCCGAGCAGTTGACTGATATCAACAATTGCATAATTTGGCAGCCAAGGCCATTTACCAAGATGTAGGGTATGAAACTTATCTTCATGATCTATTACAGTAGTCTGAAGATCATCGTCAGGTATAAGTTTTTGAAGTACGTAACAATCAACACGAACACCAATTCCAAAAACGTCCTGATTGCCTTTTCCTGATCGCATCTTAAGATATCTTAGATGGTTTTCTTTAGTTAAGGCATTCCATAGTCTATACCGGTCATCAGGCTTTCTCCAGCTAGTTGGATGCACCATACACATCCATCCTTCGCGTTTCAAAAGTGAAAGAGAAGTTTTTACAAAGCTTGGCCAAACAGCTGATTCTCCTCTGCTGCCTAACCGCGACGCTGTGGTTTCGCTCTGATAAGGTGGATTACCAACAATCACATCAAACTTCATGTCACCCCAATCATGCGTCAAAAAATCCATTTTGTTTAAGTTGTCGGTTACCAACTTTTTGTTATTCTTTGCATAGTTTACTCGCATCTGTCCTGTCTCGCAACCATACATCCTGGACGCAATGTTAGTGTCCGAATGTCCAGTTTCACGCAAACGTCGCTGGATTTCAACCAAAAACTGACCACCAGCCATAGCTGGATCCAGAAAGGTTGTCGTTGAACTCGTCCATACTTCAGCTGGTAGTTGATCTAGCATCTCGTTCACAAGAGGGGTAATGGGAAATTTAAGCCTAGAGAGCATTAACATATCATTCAAACCCTATCATAAATCAGTTCAAGCCATTCTCGGCGAATAATACCCTTGTCAAACAAACTCTGCACCACGTCCCAATGCACCCCAAACTCCCTTTCAATTTCCTCTTGAACATCAGGTGTGTTGTTGACGACTTCAATAGCTGATCCTAGTTTATCACACCCGCTCCCGTCTAGGATATAATCAATATTCTCAACAATGGCTGTGATGCGCTCACGTGCCTTGCGCATTTCCTCCACAGCAGTGTTTTTGGTATTTTTGGTTTTTGTTTTTTTAGGACTGATTTTGGTCTTGCCCTTGGGCACGCTAGCCACAGTGTCGTTACGCTGGTAGCTAACTGTGCCCGCGGCCAACTGCTTGATTGTGTCCTTGTCAAGCAGCGTGAGATCAGCAGTACTGCCAATCACCCTACTGATGCTCTTGCGTGCCAGCACCTGTGCCAAATACCTGTCTTTGTTGACTTGTACACTGGCATGTGCACTGCCTTTCCAGATGTCAACTGTGCTCAGCACTTCACTCATGACATCGGCAGCACTCCGCTTGGGGTTCTGTTTAGTGATGTTGAAAGTGGTTTCCAAGAGCATGCTGTCAAACTTGTCATCCCTATTGGGATCAAAGCTGAGGCTGATGATCTTGCCCACCTTCTTGGGGTCTTTGCCTGGTGTAAGCACGCGGCTCATTTTTTGAATAGTTGCACCCACCTCGCCGCTGTCGTAAGCCAGATACAACTCCGTGATCTCTGGAATTGAGAAGCTGCGCTGTGCCATAAGGCTGCTGATGATTAGTACGCTTTGGTTCAGCTTGACAGCTTGTTCAATTTGCTCTCTCACCTTTCGCTCAGCATTGGCATTGCGTACTTTTTGCCCATCAATTAGGATGTTGCCGCCCAGCACAATCACTCGCCAAGCTGGCAGAGCACTTTGCGCAATCACGCCAATGGCTGCCAGCTGGCCATCCTTCACTCGGGTGCTGCCTGGCACAAACATCATGGCTGTTTTTTGACGCTCGCGACCAAACCAGTTTTGGGTTTGCAGATCCACGTTGGCAGTGTCAACACCGTGCTTGCCTAGGAACACTGTCTCCAGCATCCTCACAAAAAAACCTTTGGCTTTTTGAGGGTGCGCTGCAAACTTGCTCCAACTGGGCAGCAGCTTCATGTCTTCGTCATCAAACTCGCCAGCAGCTACACTCTGCATAACAGGCTCGCTGAGGTCCAGCTGAAACAGCCTCATGTCAGGCACAAGAAGGTCTCGAGAGGTTTCAATCTTGAAATGCTTAAGCATTGGCTGAATTCATCTCTTGACTAGCACGCTTCTGGATCAACAGTTCTGGATAGGTCACGCTCAGCATGGTGTCAATCTTCCACAGCTTGCTGGCCCTGTCAGCGTTGGTTCCGGTCATAATGAGAACCTTATCGCGCTTGCCAATATATTTCTTCAGCAGTTCAGCCTGCCCAGGTCGATAGCTGCCATAGTCAGCCTCATCGACAATCAACAGCCGGTCTACCCTCTTCTGACACAGCCATTTGATGCGGGCCTCGCGCTGACCACCGCTGCACATACTGAGGTAGCATACCACAGGTTTCTTTTTCTTCAATGCCCCTGAGACAAGATCTTGCCAGCCTTCGCTCTGTGTGTCCACATGTTGGTAGTGTGCCCACTGCTCAAAGCTGGTGAGGTCTTTGGCAAAGCTGGCGAAAACTGTTTTCACGTAACTGGCTACAATCACCAAAGGCACATCAAGCTCGCGAGCTACTGCGCCGCTGTAGATGGTCTTGCCAAATCGAGCACACAGCTCAGCCAGCACCACATGTTTCCCAGCTTGAAAGGCATCTAGGGTTTGTGTGCACATGCTGTATTGCATAGTGCTCAAGCCTGCCTGAGGCAGTGCTTGATTCACACTGGCAAGATGTTGGTTGACCTTGAGAATCAGTTCCGCACTGCTGCGCATATGGATCTCACCAGTGGTGCCTTTGCGATGCCCTACAAATGTTCGAACGTAGTCGTCCATCCTTGCATGCTGGCGGCAGCGGCTCACACGCTGGGCGTAGTCAGTTACGTCCCAGATATGATCAACTGTAACAATGCCTGCTCGCAAGAGATCTTTCCGCACGCCAAGGCTGTCGCGCACTCGAGCTCGAACTGAGTCCTCAGGAGTTTCATCTGGCAGGACCCAACGTTCGCCAAATTTGCATTCTTGTGGATTGGTGCTTTCACTCCACACGTATAAGAACATACGTCCTGGTTGTCCAGCCATCAGCTACTCCCTTCTTTCAGCGTGTGGTAGTTTTGGATCAGCTTGGGATAATCATAGATCAAGAGTTCAGCCTTACGAACAATAAACATTGTCATCACAACTGTGTCAACCCCGCCTATAACATAGAGCAGCACCAGGATTCCTGTTACCAAATAAGTCTCATTGAGCATATACTGGATACAGCCGTTGGGCGTAGTGCTGTTTTCAATTGCACTCTTGACGCTCAATCGGGCACTCCAAATACCTGCACCAATCATCAAGAAAATCAAAATGCCATCAGCTATCATGGATGCATTTCCTTACCAAAAATAAGTGGCGGGCTGCCCATCCCGCGCAAGGTGTCTGGCATCTGGGCTGCCTGAAAAACACGTTGGGTTACTATCCACTCAGGATACACAAGCCCTACTATCGCAGCATCCTCAAGGGAACTGCACCAGATTTGAATACCAAGATTGCCTACTGAGGCGTCAATCATTTCATTTCGGCTGGCTGGGTCAACCCGATATTTGACAAAGTATGGTCCCGTCAATACTCGTCCCAGCTTGTCGCACCAGAGGAATAGGTCTTGGTCATTTTCGCATTGACTTTTTTCATACATCCAACCCAAAACTACCCGGACCCAAGGACTATTGGCGTTGGCTTGGGCAAACTCCTCACACATAGTGTCCAACACGTCTTGGCTGGGCAGGCAAGTTTGATAACAGCCCGCCCAGCATTTAGTCCACTTCCAGGCAAATTCAAGATGCGTTTCTTGAGTCAAAGCCTGTTACACCTTGCCCCAGAAAGCTTTGACCACGCTCTTGCCGCGTGCAGTAGTGAGGCCTAGGGCCTTGACAACCACATCTACCATCTGTGCCTCATTTACCTTGCCCTTGTGGTCTTGGATCAGCGCACGCACCTGGGCTGCAACGCTGGGCTTTCCTGCGTCCTTGCTGGGCTTGGCTGCTGCTGGAGCCTTAACCTTGGCTTGCGTCTTTACAGCTTTGCCCTTGCGTGCCGGCGCCTTGCCTGCCTTCACCGCCTTGGGCAGAACCTTGTCCTGGCGAGCCTGCTCAGGTTCCGCATTGCTGTTAAGTGCACGCACAATAGCCTTAAGAGGCTTCTGCCAGTCCTGGATCAGCTTGTCGCTCTGTGCCTCAGCAAACGCCTCAGCATAGTGCTCCTGCAGGCGGACTCGCACCTTGGGATGACCATATTTGGTAATAATCTTTTCAATTTCCACAGCCAGCTCCCGGAGTTCCATCTTGCCCTTGAGCACAAGGGTTTTGAGGTTGTCAATCCGGGAATAGCAAGCCACATATGCCTCAATGAGCTTGCCTGAGGCACTGAGCGCGAGGTTTTCCATCCCAATGTCAGTGTTGGGCTTGGCCTGGTGCAACGCATTGTCAATGTAAGTGTAACTCTTGGGGCTCAGCTGAGCTCCCCGATTGAGGCAGTAAGCAATCTTACCCATAGTCTGCTGGGTGCCAAAAGGAACGTTCTTGACCACAGCAGCATCGTGGGGCCTGCCCACCTGCGTGAGATACGCTTGCGCTTCGCGAATCAGCTCTTCCGGCTCAGCAGCCTGATGCACCCAGTTCAGTGCAAGCCCATACCTCACATTGAAGTCTGGGGCCGTGTAGTCAAGGGTGCTGAAGTCGGGTGCCCCACGGCTGTTCAAGATCTCTTGCAGCTTTGTGTCAGTGCGCGTCAACCGAGCCATTTGGGTAACTCCTGTCTCTATGAGCCCAACATATAGCTAGTTGGGCCCAGTGTCAACCGTTTTCTTTGCCAAATTGCCAATTTTTTTGATGTGTGATTTCCGCAACACCCAAGACTTGAGGCAGCGCGGCACATTGCCCTGCTGCCTCAAGTTGTGTGCCCTCAAGAGTGCAACCGGGTTCCGGGGCACGACCTCGTCGTCACTTCCAGACGGGGTTACCGTCAGGGGCTTTCACCTCACTTGCCCAGGTTTGGCGAATTCTGGCCTTCACTACAGCTGGTATAGGCACATAATCCAACCGTTCAGCTATCTCGTCGCCATGTGTGTAAGCCCAGTCAAAAAATCGCATCACTGTGAGGCTGTTGGTGGGGTTGCGAGGATCACGCGGCAACAGAATGTAGGTGGGACTCACAATAGGCCAACTGTTGGCGCCAGGCTGGTCAACGAGGTCAACAGCAAAGTTAGGCACGTTCCAGTTGGCAGATGCTGCTGTAGCCTCAAAAGCCTTGTGAGTGGGCTTCACCCAATGTCCATCGCGGTTGCGGATTTGCGTGGTAACCAATCCAGCTTGCTGAGCATAGGCATTTTCCACATAACCAATGGCTCCCATGATCTGACGCACACTGGCGCTAACACCCTCGTTTCCTCGTGCTCCAGTGCCAGTGGGCCACTTAACTGAGGTGCCTGTACCTACCTGGGTGCGCCATTGCTCACTCACTGCCGATAGGTAACTGGCCCAAACAAAGGTTGTTCCGCTGCCATCTGCGCGATACACCACTGCAATAGCCAAATTAGGCAAGCGAATTGTTGGATTCAGTTCCACAATGCGTTGATCATTCCACTTTACGATCTTACCTAGATAGATGTCTGCCAACACTGGACCAGTGAGTCTCAGTTGCTCTCGCTCTAGACCCGGCACATGGACTGCTGCAACTAAACTGCCCATAGCTGTTGGAAACTGCACTAAGTTGTTTTTTTCCAAATCCTCCTGTTTCATAGGAGCATCACTGGCCCCAAAATCCACAGTGCGGTTCCGGATTTGGTTTTGCCCAGCACCGCTGCCCACACTTTGGTAGTTGAGTGCAATACCAGTTTTCTTCGCTTCCTCTCCCCATTTTTGATAAAGCGGGTTGGGAAAAGTGGCACCAGCACCGTTTATTGGTTGCGCAACTACACCAGTAGCACCTATTGCCATCAACGCAGCAGCCATCAACAATTTTTTCAAACCCATAAAGTTTCCTTTCATAGTTTCTTTTGGTAATCTCAGTTTGCCGACGATTTTCCAAATATGCAATGAGGCTCTAAAGTTTTAATACGACTGTAATACAGCTTTCAACATAAGAAAGAGTCAGGAGTGTGACTATCATAAATATCACAAATGAGGAAAATGTTATGCCGCCGTTGACGTTCTGGAATGGAGTTGGTGCGAAAAACAAGGACTACAAGTTCTTTGATCGCATGGCATCTCAGTACATGAACATGGGTGGTACAGAATTTTATTGCCATAAGTACGTTGGGCCACTGAATCCAGATCCCAAGATTGTTACCCCTGACACAGACGAAACCAACTTACTCAGCATATCAGACTTAGTGAACTTGGAGGTGAGAGACAGAAAATATGACAACGACGTCTACAGCCTCAAGGGACACTACTTAGTCACTGACACAGAGTTTGATTTGAAGCAGTTTGGTTTTTTCCTGTCAACAGATACAATTTTCATAACCTTTCATATCAACCAAATGGTTACCCAACTGGGCCGACGGTTAATGAGTGGTGATGTACTTGAAGTGCTGCACATGAGAGACGACACTACTTTGGATGGCAGGCCCATCAACAAGTTTTACGTGATCCAAGAGGGCACACGTCCTGCAGAAGGATTTAGCCCCACTTGGTGGGCACATCTATGGCGTGTGAAGTGCCAACCACTTACAGACAGTCAAGAGTTCCAGGACATTTTGAATAAAGAATTGGAAGATCGTGGAGATGGAATTGTGCCTGAGCCCAATCCTGACGGCAGCATGCCTACAATTGGTGATATCACTAGCGTATATGACAAAGAAATCAGCATCAACGATGCTGTTTTGGAAGAGGCTACTGCTAACGTGGCATTCAGAAACTGGCAAAGCACACACTTTTACATCCTTCAAGAGGACTTAGACCAACCTATTTCAGTATACAACTCAGACGGTATCCCACCAAACCAAAGCAAACCTGTGCCTTCTGGCACAAGTTTTCCCGCTGTTAACAAAGAAGGCGACTATTTCCTTCGCTTAGATTATGTTCCCCCTGTATTATACAAACGGACTGCATCAAAGTGGAAGAGAGTTGAGACCAATTATAGGGCCCCGTGGCTACCCGCTAACCGCGTGCTCACTAGCTTCATCAACAACAAAAACAAAACCACTCTCACAGATGGTAGTGTGATTGATGAACGCCAAAACCTGCGCACAGCTATCAAACCCAAACTAGATCCAGATATATAAATACGGTTGTGGTTCACGGGAGGTGAGATTCCCTAACCACTCTAAACGCTATGTAGGAGCATTCAGCAATGCGTATTTATCGCAATCCGTCTAACTATCGTGCAATTTATGAACAACATTATGGCCCTGTCCCCAAAGATCAAAATGGGCGAACTTATGACATACACCATATAGATGGTGACCATACTAATAATGATCCTAGTAATTTACGAGCAGTTAGCATTCAAGAACATTATGATATACATTATCAACAAAAGGACTATATGGCATGCTATATGATACGATTACGCATAGATAAAAGTCCTGAAATGTTATCAGAATTAAGCCGCAAAGGCCAGGAAAAAAGGGTAATTGATGGAACCCACCATATGTTAGGTGGCCATGTTCAACGTAAAAGAGTTGAGAATGGCACCCATCCATGGCAAGACAAAGAATGGCACAAGCGCAGAGAACAAGAGAAGGTTGATAATAGAAGTCATATGTTTTTGAACCCTGAGATATCAAGAGCAATAACCTCCAAAAGATTAGCCGACGGGACACACAATTTTTTAAACAATACATATGCGAAAGACTGGTGGGACAATAAACCAGAAGACGTTCTAGCTGAATATCGTAAAAATGCTCAGGAGAGGCAACGTAATAAGGTGGCTGATGGTAGTCATCACTTCTTAAACAGTGGTGAAAAATCTAGAGAAATCCACCGCAAACTTATTGAGGAAGGCAGGCACCCTTCTCAGGTGATAAGGACCTGCCCACATTGTGGTAAAGAAGGGCGCGGAGCTGTTATGTTTAAGCATCACTTTGATAAATGCAAACAGCAAACGTAGACCGGAGAATGTTACCAGAAGACTTTTCGCTTCTGGTAAATACGAGCACTGCATTAAAGGAGACAAACATGAGTAAAACAACAGGCGAAAAAGGTCTATCACTTATCAAGAGTTTTGAAGGCTTGCGATTGGACGCCTATATCTGTCCTGCAGGTGTAGCCACTATTGGTTATGGCACAACCAAAATCAATAGTCAAGCAGTTAAAGTGCCGTCAGTTATAACAGAGTCCCAAGCCAACGACTATCTGAAAACTGATGTCAAAGCATTTGAGCAATCTGTTAACAGTGCTGTCTCTGTGCCAGTTACACAAAACCAATTTGACGCACTTGTGAGTTTCACTTACAATCTAGGCGCCGGCAATTTACGTAGCAGCACACTCTTGAAAAAGCTCAATGCAGGTGACTATGCTGGTGCTGCTGATGAGTTCCCCAAATGGAACAAAGCTGGTGGCAAAGAACTGGCAGGTTTGACCCGCCGCCGAAATGCTGAAAGGGACTTGTTTCTCAGCTAATGGAATATTGGTACAACCAACAGCTACGGCAGTATAGACTTCAAGTCATACGAGCATTTCT